ACAGGCATTGAACCAAGCCGATGCCAAGAAGACTGCAATAGCAACCATTCCTGGTGCAGAAGTTGTCGGTGGGGCAAAGGAACTCAGCGAAGGTGTGCTTGACTTTGCGGGTCGATTGGGTAAGTTTGCAAGTAGATGCGCTGGTAGACTCTGCCATGCCTATTCAAGTAGCCCAATCAGGGACAAGGGAAGCATCTCCACCACAAGAAAGATATTCACAAGAGAACTAGCCCACATGGCTGGAAACAAACTCATGGATATTGGTGGAGAAGATGCAAGACCAATGTCAAAGATGCGATTCTCAAGTGGCAGAAAGAAGAAAAAGACAACTACTAGAAAAAAGAAACGATCACCATAATACTTGAGGTGAGTAATGGCATTTGAATACAAACCAAAAGACTTTGGATTTTCTGGTAAAGAAATCGCATTTGAGCAGTATGTAAAAACTGTTAAGTCTGTAGTGAATAAACTATCAAGCAAAGATCATCCTGTAAGATACATGATGTCACTTGTTGAACATGCCAATGGCGAGATAAGCAATGCAGATCTTAAAAAAGTCTGCGATGCAACTAAACTCAGCACCGCACAAAAAAACAATATACAAAAATACTTTGCTGAAGTTGTTGGTCCTATTTGGTCAACGCAGAACAATGTATTTGGTGATACGCCAAATCCCAAGAAATGTTTTGTGTTTCATCCATCTGCGGCAAATACTCCATTGACTGATTATGAAGTTCGTATCGTTGGTAGCGATGGTAAAAAAACAGCACATGCTAGACAAAGTACAAAGAAAAAACTAAACGAAGCAAACTCTGCTATGCGTTCGATGAGAATATCGGCAAAGTCTGGCACCACTACCAACACAGTAAAAGCAAAAGACATACTCAGTGTTCTTCGTGAAAGAAATGGTATAAACGAAAAAAACTGGAAGGGGTCTGTGGAAGAACAATTACTTGAGGTTATTGCAGACTCAAGCACTTCAGTTGGTCCATTGAGTGGTGCCATATTACTCACTCAGAAGAAAGTAATTACCAACTATACTCCTACCACAACTCTACAAAAACTTGTGGATACTTTGTCTTCGGGCGGAACAGCAAAGACATTACTAGGAAAGTCTGTTGATACTGTGCTAAATGACAAAGAAGTTCAGTCTCTAAAGCCAATAGTAGAGGCAGAAAAATCACTGAATCACTTCATAAACAACAAAGGAAAAGTAGTTACTCATTCAAACAAGGATTCATTGATTGTTGGATATATCTGCGTTGCAGTAGAAAGATATCTGCAAAAGATATCACAAAAATCAGATAAACTCGAACTTGATGGGATTTTTTCAGATGCTATTGGTGGCATCATAAACTATGTTGAGTTCACCATTGATTCTTCCAATTTTCCAAAATGGAAATATTATGGAATGAAAGAATTGAACAACATAGATGGTTACTTGCGTTCAAAGAATAGTCTATCAACTCGTTTGGCAAAGCGAGGAATGGCCGACTCACTTGGATTCCAACCTGTATTCAAATAACCTAAATATTTGCATGGGTCATGAACTACACATCATCGCGGGAATCGACTACTCGTTGTGTGGTCCTTGCATCTGCGTCTTTGAAGGTGGTGCAAAGTTCTCGTTCGATGACTGCTGCTTCTACTTCCTGACAGATACCAAGAAGTATGCAAAGGTTTTTCTTGGAAACATCCACGGAGAGTTGTTCTCTGAGTGGGAACAAGACATGGAGCGGTATCAGAGCATCGCTGATTGGGCTGTGGATATCCTCAAGAATGTCAAGCAAGTCGCACTTGAGGGATATGCATACTCAGCCACGGGAAAGGTCTTCCACATCGCTGAGAACACGGGAGTCCTAAAGTACAAGTTGTTCAGTGAAGGCATTCCCGTGACTATCATACCACCAACAGAAGTGAAGAAGTTCGGTAGTGGCAAGGGCAATGCTGACAAGACCGCTATGCATGAGGCATTTCTAAAGGAAACGGGAATCGACCTCAAGGCCATCATGACACCCGACAAGAGAGATGTTGCATCCCCCGTGTCTGATATCGTTGATGCCTACTACATCTGCAAGAAGATGCACGGCGAGTTGATCCTATCGTCTATTTGACGAGTTTGGATCTAATCTCCTTGACGATCTTCTGAGTCGATGCCTTCTGAACCTTACGAGCAATACCATCATCACCGAAGATCTTGTTCTTGACCTCTTCGGGAACCTCGGTCTTGATGCTCTCAAGCAACTGCACATTGTCGGCAACTGCTTCCTCTGTCTTCTTGGAGCGGAAGATGAGATATCCAACTGAGCCAGCGGATACAAGGAATCCTATGATGAAGACCACAAGACCAACGGTTGCGATCTCCTGATAGTAGTATTGATTTGCGGCAGCAAGACCAACAGATACGAATCCAGCGCATAGAATCATACCACCGATTATTCTGTGGAAGTATGCGACGATCATGCCAGCGACGATCATGGCAAAGCCAACCATCCAGAAGATGCGAACGATCTTCTGAATCTCTGCTGTGGAAGCAGCCACAAGATCATCGTATTTCTTCTTCCAATCGCTGTTGGTTTTTTCAAGTTCTTGGATCTGATTAAGCAATGGCTGAGTCTTCTCTGCCACTATCTCTTGCTTGACCATCTCTGTTTCTTTCTGTATTGAGATGGTTGCATTCTCGACCTTGTTGCTCTCGACAACGATCTTAGATGCCTCTTCGGTTATCTTTGGATCATCCGTGCTGTCCTTGATGATCGTTGCTGATTCACTTATAGCAACCGCAGATTGCTTGATTTGCTCTGTTTCGGCAGCAATGTTCTCAGTAGCAGTCTCAACCTTCTCAATGTTTTGATACACGGTTGTTGCAACTGGTGTGGTTGGCTTCTCTATCTTTGGTGTAGATGGTGTAGATGTACACTTGACACCCATCATCATGACTCCAAGTGTAAATATCGCGGCCACTCGCATCATCATGTTGTTCATATCATCGCACCATCGACTTTCTTTTCTTCAAAGACTTTGCTCTCTTGCGGTTTGCTGCTGCTCTCTTCTTCTTGGACTTGCGAGCAGACTTCTTTGCTTGTCTTGACCTCTTGGCTTTCTCAGCCCCACCCATCTTGATGCAAGCCTTGCCACCACGCTTTGCCAACTTCTGTCCCTCTGGACACTTGAAGACGATGCGCTTCTTTCCACCACGAATGACGATCTTGCGCTTTGCACCCTCGGCAAGCATCTCAAGTTCCTCGACGGGAATCAAATCAACTACCTGATCCATGGTGATGTCATCAACGCCATGAATGATGTAGTGTGTCTCCGTGAGCGAGGTGTTCGTGATGTCGAGTGACAACTTCATCTCATTCACTGGTTCGGACTGCTGTCCCTTGGCGAACCTTGGATTCTCAAAGTTTTTCTTGGGGAATCCCTTCGGACCCTGACGAACCAACTTGACCTGTGTGGCATTCTTACCCTTGCCAAGCGTGGATACGAGTCCCTCATGCTCCTCGCCATCATGTGTCTTTATGTCGAACTGATGCTCATGCCCACGGAACTCATCAAGCATGTGGTGAGTTGCCTGAGCGATGTGATGGTGTGCCTTGAACAATGCCTTGAAGTGGTGGACATTGTCATCGATGTCCTTGTGCAGTTCACCGAGTTTCTTTGCCCTACCCTTCTCGCTCTTTGTGGTTCTGTCAACCCACTTCTTTGCATGAGCCTTCAACCCTTCGACGCTGCGGAGTCCCGTTGTCCTTGCTGCGGTGTTGGAGTAGTTCCTCACCATGTCATGCATCTGCGAGTGAACACCTTCTCCACTTGCAAGCCTACGGGAGAACTCATGCACTTCTGGAGTCAGGTGCTTCTGTGCGGCGGCAAGATGCTTGGTGATCTGCCTGTCGCGATTCGCTGCAAGGGACAACTTGATCTTCTTGTTGATGGCAAGATCGGGAGCATGGACTCCTTCACCCTGTATCTGACTCACATCTGGATGGCTTGAGACTTTCTTCATGCCTTTGTTCCTGTCTTGGGAAGTTTATACTGCGAGTGAGCGGCAATGGTCAATGTCGCACCAGGCTTTGTCTTGTAGGTGATCGTATTTGGCTTTGCTGTTTCCGATTTGGTATCGGTATGATGGACGAGATCAGCCTGAAATGCATGACCAGGCTCGATGTTCATCTTCTTGACATGACGCAGAGCGGGTATGAGGTCACGGACATAGTGTTCCTTGCCTGTCTTATGAATGTCTTCCTCGCTTGTGAAGGTGGCATCCTCATTGCCGTGCTTGGAGCGGACAAAATGAGTTCCATCATGATGGCGACCTATCACGATGCTGTGACCGCCATCGACCTTGAGGGATGGTTGATGTCCCTTGGTGATCTTGCCCTTGAACCTCTGATGCATGGCAGTCATGTGCTTCATGGCAACCGATGGATCACCATGGTAGAGATAGTCCGCGACATGTTCAAGATGTCCCGTGGTGGCTTTCTTGCTCCTCTTGAGTGCCATCTCCATGAGATCGGACTTTTGCTTTGGCTTCCTGCGCCAGATGCCTCTACCAAACTCTCTTTGCTTGTACTTGGGGGAGACAGGCTCGCCATCCGAAACCATGGCAAGACCAGGAGCAGAGGCCGTGTTTGCAACCTCTTCATCAAAGAACATCTCAAGGATATCCATCTTGTCTTGGTCGAGCATTGCCTCTGCAACAAGAAGCCGTGCCTCGGCTTCGATGCTCTCAACAAGGAATCTTTCGTAACTCTTGCTCATATTTTCCTCAGTTCCTCCAGCAGTCCCTGTTCCATGGGAATGGCCGCTAGATCTGCTTCTGGTATCTCAAGGTGAAGAACATTCAGAAAATATAGAAATGTCTTCAATCTCGGGTAAAACTTCTCTTCCATTCTGTAGAAGAGTATTCTATTTCCCTCTTCTATTCCAAACACATTCGTCATTATGATGAGATGATTCAGTATCAACCTGTTTCTCTGTCCAAGATCGCCATCTTCACGATTCATCAGCCTCTTTATGTACTTGATCCTGTCTAAATCCTCATAGAACTCCTCAAGGGAGCCGCATTGAGGATTGTCATAATGTTGAAGGGCGAAGGACAGGAAGTCCTCATCACAAAGAGGCTTTTCACACATGATGGATTAGTCGTGCTTGCCTTTTGAAGATGCCATATAAAGTTCGGCATCGATCATGTAGAGTCCACCAGGAACCATCGATGTCTTGATCTTCAACTTGCCGTGCATACGAGAGCGGAGGAAGATCTCGTCATCGATGTACTGATCACCAGTGACTGGATGATCGCTTGTCTTTCTTCCATACTGATACACATTGTATGTTCCGTCTCTTCCATTCAACATGAAGTTTTCGTCTCCGTCATCGACATGAAGACCGATTGTCTGCAACTGAAGAAAGAGGCGATTCAATCTGTCGCTTGGATCAAGATGGGTACCAGATACGAATCTCTTGATGAATGCATTGATGACTTGCATATTCTCTGGCTTCTCGACATAGAACAAGGCGCGGTCATCGATAGCAGACCTGTGGTTTGTGTTGTATGTGGACTCAAGAAGAGCCTCAATAAGGGTCTGATTGCGACTCTTGTCCAAGGTATTTGATGCTACATCTGCCAACGAGTCTCTGCGCGTGAATGGGTTCATTTGAATCTCCGTGAATTTATAAAAATATGTATAAAAGAAAACGGTGGCATTGCTGCCACCGTATCCCTGATCCTTGCTTGTGGTCAGTTGTTCACTTGTTCCAAGGAAGTTTGGTCGAAACCCACTTCCAGAGTGGCGCACCGATGAGCGCACCAGCAACGAACATTAGAACACTCCACCAAGCCGTACCTAGAAAATCTGCCATTTGTTTCTCCTTTGTAAATAGAAACCCTATACATCTATATATGGTTGGATTTCGGGATTTCCTAAATCGACCCCATGCTAAATATGATTAGGAGGAATCTCTATATGAATATGCAGTACACAGAATCATTCAATATCCCAACTGGAGGATGGACAGGCGGGGCAAGTGGTATTCTAAATGGAACAACCGCTGGCATCACCGCAGACATTCGTCTATGGCGCGACAATTCCGCCACAGCAGCAAGACGAGTCAGCCTTGCACCAGGCGAGATTCTACCAGTAAAGGTTCGCTATGTCAATCACAACTCGACGGTGACTGGATTCAACTGATACCACTGCTTGTACAACTGAATCGCTCTAAGAAGCCCAGGGACACCCTCCGTGGGCTTCTTTATAAATTCTTGTAGAGTTCCTGTCTCACAGGCAATCAGGATCACAACCTGTTCGATCTTGCGTCCCGTGAGTTCCTGAAACATCAAGGAATATGCCGTGGCTTGCTGAAAGTAGTTCTTGATCCCACTCTCGTACTTCTCGCGAGTGGAACCCTTGAAGTCAACCACTGATAGTTTCCCATCGTAGTCGCAGATGCAGTCCACTCGACCCGCAAGACCCACGCTCTCACTCCACATGTGCTGTTCAAGTGCATAGACATTGTCGATCTTGGATTCAACATGGCTCTTGAGCATTTCATAGAGTTCATTAACAGCAGAATGTTCGCAAAGAGCAACATCCTCGTTCTTGAGGAGATGTTCCATCATTGAGTGAATGAGGTTTCCGCGATCAACAACTCTCTGTGCCTCGCGTGGATTCGATCTTTTCCATATCTCAATTCCGTCCTTGCCTTCGAATCCCGTGACCGTGGTGACGGATGGTAGATGCTTTCCCGATGGCGTAATGTAGACTCTTCCGTTCTTTGTTTCAAGAACTTTTAGTTCGGGGAGGTTGAGTTGGATTGGTTGGTAGTTATATTGCTTCAATCATTTGTCCATTTCACATGGAGGAGTAGGAAAGTCTCTGCTCCTCTTTGATATATCCATCATCTGACCTGGTGTACGAACCTTGGTCTTCTTATCTACATCCTTCTTCTCGGAAAGCACTTCCTTGAAGTGGGCCACAGTCTCACTAACGGACATGTTATTGTAACGCGCTTCTCTTATGATGTCAACATAGTTCTGATTAGAAACTATTGCTTGCCACGGAAGATTCATTCTATCGGCACAACGACGAGCAAACGAGTAATCAGACTCATGCTTCTCTGTCAGTTTCTTCTTTCGTGCCATTTGATTTCTTCCTTTTTGGCATCTTTGGATTTAACAAAGATTTTTTATCTTTCTCCGTCAACCCAAAGAATCCGATATCCATGAGCAACTTGATTCTTTCTTTCTTCAACTGATCGTCAGAAGCAAGTATGGTCTTCAATGATTCAATGAGTTGCTTGTCTTTCTTCATGCCAGTATTTAGGGTAAGAGATCTTTGTGGATAAAAAAACTGCCTCTTGCGTTTAGACAAGAGGCAGCGGTAGCGAAGTTCCTTGTTCGGGTGAGTTACCTCCCGACGCGCAGTGAATAGCGTAACGACGCTTGCACTGTCCCCACGCCGACTCAGTGAGAAGACTGGGGCGAACACCAATATGTATAAAAATCACTCGTTTGCGAGTCGCTTGAAGTAGTCAAGAGCATCATCATCCTCATCGGAATCCTCTGTCTTGCTCTTTGGCTTTGCTTCCCGACCAGGTGACTTCGCTTCAGCCGCAGGGAACTTCGGGGTGAACTTCTTCTGAGGAGTTTCCTCTTCATCCTCCGAAAGATCCATGTTCTCTGCCTTTGCAGTAGATGAACCATTGATGACAGATTGGAACTTTGTCTTTAGTTCACCATACTGCTTGAACTGATCTGGCTTGACAAAGTCCTGTAGCGGGTACTCCTTGCGCCACAGAGCCTCAAGAGCCTTCTCATCGCCATCAAGGAGAGGAGATGCAGCAGAGAACTCGGACTTGTCATAGTTGCGATATCCATCAACATTGCGAATCTTGATCTTGAAATTCGCACCCTGCCAGAAGTCGAATGGATTCACGGGATCCTCGTCCTTGTACTGCGGATTCATCTTGTCGTTGATCTTATCAAAGATCTTCTTGCCATAGCGATAGAGGAAGATCTTTCCGTTGTTGGACGGATTCACAGGGTCATCAATGACGAGAATGTTGCTGATGTATGACAACTTCCGCTTGCGGTCACGGGCGATGTTCTTGTCATCATCATTGCCACTGTTCCAAAGTTCGTTATTGGCTTCGCAGACAGGACACTTCTGTCCGATGGTGGTGGGACAATTCTCAATGTACCAACCCCCCTTTGACTGAAAGCCGTGGCTGAAGACACGAACCCAAGGAAGATCTTCGCTTGGGGGAGCAGGAAGGAAGCGGATCACCGCATAGCCATTTCCCGTCTTGTCCACTTCTGGTTGCCACATGCGGTCATCCTTGTAGGAGTTCTCACCCCCACCCTTCGTGACCTTCTCAAGTTCCTTTGCAAGCAGATTGCTTGCATTCTTGGAATTCTTCTTCATACTTGCGAAATCGTTTGCCATGTATTTCTCCTTGTGCTAGGTGTACTGAGTATCTGACTATGTGCTGAGTATACAGCGTGTACGGCGTGTGTCAAGCAAAAGGCAATGATTT